GCTGAAGTGTCCGGAGTTCAAGGCCAAAGATGAACAGGCCCTCGAAACGGCTAGAATCACCGTTGGTCATCTCATCGAGACAAGTTCCAAGATTAAACCTCGGATCTGGACTTTGGATGAAGCCGCATTCGGTAACCCTGATCAAAAGTACTGTGATGCAATGGACTTCAATACATCTGCTGGGATGCCTTGGAAAAAGATGAGTCCTAAACCAGGGAAGAAAGGATTCTTGCAGAAAAAGCAAAATGGTGACAATTGGATACGCAATGACTTGCGTCATGCGGTCATGGAGAGATTGGAGAAGGCTAAGAATCACCAAAGGATGCCCACTATATGGTCTGATCACTATAAAGATGAGGTTCGAAACGAAAGGAAACAACATTCTCCAAGAATGTTTTCTGGTGGACCTCTTGATTTCAACCTAGTAGTGCGGATGCTCTTTGGTCAATGGTGTGCGTGCGTTATGGATGGACGAATAGAGAACGAGATAGGAGTCGGAATCAATCCACACAGCGATGAATGGACCATCTTGGCCCGCCGCATAACATCGGAGTTCATGGCAGCTGGTGACTTCCAAACATTTGATGGATGTGAAGAGCCGGATGTTCTGTGGGCAGTATGTGATGTAATCAATGATTGGTATGATGATGAGTGGCAGGATGCGCGAAGAGTGTTGTTCGCTGAGATAGTGAATGGTACCCATCAGGCTGGCAACCTGTTATACACCATGGATCACAGTAACCCTTCTGGTAATCCACTAACGTCGCTGATTAATTCGGTGTATCAGTTGATTGCCATTAAGTACACGATGCTCCGCATGGGCTATAGTATCTCTGAGATCACCAAGCACATAAGAGCCATTGTATACGGAGATGACAACATTCTGTCAGTCACAGGAGGAGAGGAGTTTCTTAAAATGGATGACTTCACGAAAGCCCTCAAAAGTGAATTGGGGCTTACACTAACAAATGCAGACAAAACAGGTCCGCCTGAGTACACTGACATCACCCAGATTGACTTTTTGGGAAGGAGATTTCGAGAGGAAGACGGACGCTTTTATGCACCACGACCATGGGAGAATCTCTCATTGCCATTTCACTGGCACAAGTCCCAGGAGCCGTGGAGCTCGGTGAGCAAGGGTTATAGTGAGTGCTGCTTCTATGAGTTGAGCCACTATGACAGAGAGGAGTTTAAAGTCCGACAGGACCAGATCAAGAAGTTGTTTAAGGATAGAGGATATCACTGTGCCCCCACCTACAGCATTGACGAATACCGCAAGAACCTCCAGAAATGGGTTGGATCTGGCAGAGACATGCTGCTGTGTTGGGGCATGTAACTGTGCGAGGCTAGGGGCGTACGCAATGGGGTTAGAGTGTACGCAGCAAATCCCGGTCCTTGTACTAAGAGACCAGAGCTAGGCTCTATACCGGCGTGTGGGTCTTTAAACATAGGCTGCCGGACCCCAAGACATGCATGATAGATTGACTCGTTACATGTGTGTCTATAATGATTGAGTTGCCGAGACAATTACCAAAACTAATCAAGATAATTATATGATGCGTACCCAACAAACTTATAGATTTATGGATGATGCTTCAAGTGTGGAAACTAGTAGATTGTCCATGCAAACACCCATTTCTCTTATGGGAAGGGAAGAAAAGGTTCATTCTATTGAATCCTTCGCCATGAGACCTATGGAAATTGGCAATTTCCACATTACAACCAAATATGTTGCTAGTCATAACGTTTTCGGTTATCATTTGTTGGATTTGTTGAAAAACCCTAATGTTAAGGGCAAATTGGAGGGCTTTAGATATTTTAGAGCTGACGTGCAAGTTCAAGTTTATTACAATGCACAACCATTTCAACAGGGTGCGTTATTGGGCTGGTACATACCTTATAAAGGCGATGACATAGCATGGTCTCAAGACCATAGCCTTACTTCAAAAACGGCTTGTCTTTCAGAGACAGTGTTATTAGAGGATCAAGAGCCGCTAACGATGACGATTCCATTCAACCATCCTCATGGCTTCATTGACTTGGTGGACCCTAAACATTGTGATATGGGAAAGTTCAATTTAGATATTTATTCCCCATTGCAATCTAATGTAGCGTCAGATATTGTAAATATAACTGTCTTTGCTCATTTTGTTAATGTTAAGTTGTATGGACCCACAGATGAGACACAACATTTGACTGTTGTGCCACAAATGGGTGAGGCTGAGGAACAGGAGAAAACAGGTATAGTGACCAAAGTGTCAGGAGTTGTGCATGATGTTTCCTCTGCTTTGGCTGATGTTCCAGTCATTGGTGTCGTTGCCAAACCCATTTCGTGGGTTGCTTCTGCTGTAAATAAAGTTGCTTCGTTGTTTGGGTGGTCCAAACCTATTTCTGTACATACCACCAGTGTTTTTAAACTTGCGCCTGCTAGATACATGGCAAATTATAATGGTGTGGACACTAGTAATAATATGGGACTTGATGCAGATAATCAAATAGAGAATTATCCATTTTTTGGGAAAGAAGATCCTTTGTCTTTTAACAATATTATTACAAGACCTAATTTTATTGGATCTTATACTTGGGATACAACAATGGAACCTTACCACAAAGTGATGAGTCTTGACGTTTCTCCGACATTGGGTTGGTCTTTTACGGACGTGGCAAATGATACAGAAGATAGGTATATGGCTAAGGTTGTACGAGACGTGTCACAAATGAACTTTGTGGCTCAATACTTTAAATATTGGAGAGGAAATGTGGTTTTGCAGTTCAAATGTGTTAAGACAAAATTTCATTCAGGCAGGCTGTTAATTACTTGGAGACCAGGTTCTAAAGTGACTACTTCTCATCCTCAGGTTCCTATGACGTATTCTATAGTATGGGAGGTTGCTAAAAAGAAATCCATAGCTTTTGAGATACCCTATTTGAACCCTAAACCATGGTTGTTTGTTGAAAATCCTGCACAAAAATTGTCCCCTACTGACATTCCTTGGAAGAATGGTGTGGTTGAAGTGTTCGTACTGAATACTCTTGTGGCATCTTCTGACGCTATCGCCAGTGAGACTAGGATATTGGTCGAAGTGTGTGGTGGCAAAGATTTTGCTTTTGCTGTGCCAGTTAACCCTACATTGTTTCCAACAACACTGGGTGACGTGAAGAGAATAGACTTTTGGCCAACTGATAGAGACGAGTCCCAAGATGTCTCATCTCGCAATGCTGACACACCGTTTCATGCTGACGAAGCTGATCTAGTCGTAAGGCCTGAGATAGGTATAGATTCAGATCTTGTACCTTTCATACCGGAGGGCACAGTGGATGTAGGCATTGAGCCTGAGAAGATGTCCATAGGCGAGAAGATCGTGTCCTTCAGGCAATTGATCAAGAGGTTTTCTGCATTCCATCTTGCGGGCAAGGATGGCGGTTCTGAACAAATGAATCCTCAGCTCAAAAATCTGAGAAACTGCAACCACTACAATTTGGACAAAGATGGTATTCATGAGGCCACAACTGTGTGTGACTTTGATTACGCCAACGTTAGTTACGATGCGCCACAAGCAAC